AGAATCTTCAGAAGCAACACTAGTTGAAGCTGAGGAAGATGACCTACAAGACACCAGAGCTAGTCTAGCTGAGTGGCTTTCCGAAAACGTTTTGAGAACAAACACTAAGTAAAACTCTATAAAGGAGATCTAAAAATGGCTCTTAAAGCAGATAGAAATGAACTCCAGACTGACATTAGCTTCTTCTACGATGCCGCTGCTGCAACTCGTGGTGGAGTAGTTTGTCATGATGGTACTACCGCATCTGGTGCAGCTATGGACCAAGGTGTGAACAAAGTTCGCTACCAAGCGACAGTTACTACAGACCACGTTCCAGTAGGCATTTTGCTTAACGACGTAGTTAACAAAGACTTAACAAGAACCCACCTAAACCACTTCAAAGATGAAGTTCAGCTAGGTGGAAAAGTTACAGTTCTCCGTAAGGGTTGGGTTGTAACCAATATGCTTTCCGGCACACCTGCTGCTGGTAATGTAGCATTTGTTACTGACAATGGTAACATCGCCGCTGCATCTAATATTGGTGCATCTGGTAGCCTTGCTATTGGACGATTCTTGACCGGTAAGGACGAGGATGGTTACGCAAAGGTTGAAGTGAACCTACCTAACTTCGGACAAGATTCCTAAGCCAACCTAAATAAAGGAGATCAAATAATGACTACTTTTAATAGACCTAGCGAAGATCATCTTGCCCTGCTTCGCAAAACAGGAGATACCGACGTTAATGTCGCAGTTGCCGCTCAGCGGGAATTTGCTAAAGCGTTGGAGCTTCCATTAAGAAAGGGCGTACTTGTTGGTAATATCCTTGGCGACATTTTTGAAACCATTAATGTTGAACCGGGAAGTACCACTGAATTTCCGTTAGACCTGATTTCTCCGGGTATGGAAGGCGACCATGTTGCTTACACCAACCCCGGACACGGTAGAATTCCAGAACGAGCAGTCGAGAGTGACTACGTGACTATTCCTACGTATAGCATCACGTCCTCAATCGACTACCTCTTGCGATACGCTAGAGAAGCTCGCTGGGATATCGTATCACGAGCTATGCAAGTGATGGAAGCTGGATTCGTCAAGAAAATGAATGACGATGGCTGGCACACACTTCTTGCTGCTGGTGTTGACCGTAACATCTTGGTCTACGATGGCGATGCAACTGCCGGTATGTTTACGAAGAGACTTGTCTCTTTGATGCAGACTGTCATGCGTCGTAACTCTGGCGGTAACAGTGCTTCAGTTGGCCGTGGTCGTCTAACTGACTTGTACGTTAGCCCAGAAGCTCTTGAAGATGTTCGTAACTGGGGTATGGATCAGGTGGACGAAGTAACCCGCCGTGAAATCTACACCGCTGATGCAGAGGGTGCCCCAATCACCCGTATCTTTGGTGTTAACCTCCACTCCCTTGATGAGCTTGGCGAAGGCCAAGAGTATCAGAGCTTCTTCACCAATGAGCTTGGTGGTGCAGTCCAATCCGCAGACTCTGAGCTTGTCGTTGGACTAGACCTGTCAAACCGCGACAGCTTTGTCATGCCTGTCAAGCAGCAGCTAGAAGTCTTTGAAGATCCTACTCTTCATCGTCAACAGCGCGCTGGCTTCTACGGCTGGGCAGAGATTGGTTTTGGTGTACTTGACAACAGAAGGGTTATCCTAGGCTCCTTCTAGGCCTAAAAGTACACTTTTTTAACTGCGCCCATGTTGAGCCGCCCCCAAATAAACGGGGGTGGCTCTTTTTTTATGTGTATATACTAATAGAACATGTTCTTTTAGGACGAATTTATAGGAGATTAAAATGGCTAACGCACTCTCTGATTATTTAGAATCAGGCCTACTAAACTACCTTTTTAGAGGGTATAGCTTTCCAAAACCTGAAAATATCTCTATTGCCTTGACCAGTGGAGTGCCACAAGACGCACATACAGGAGCTGGGCAACTTTACACAGGAGTAACAAACTCCCTTCCTGAACTATGTAGCGGTATTGATTATCTAGGCAAACCTACCCTAGGCGCTCAATCTTCAGGCACTGGATATTCCAGAGTAACACTAGGAGCACCATCAAACGAGAGGTGGTCGTATGTATCAGATGACTGGGACGCGGGAAGTGGTGTCATCAGAAATAGTGGGCAAATTGTTTTCAACACAGCCCTTACAGACTGGGGATGGGTGTCAGGTGTAGCCTTAGTAGATAACTCCACGATTGGAACTGGAAATCTATTAATGTGGGCGGAACTGGACAATCCAAGACTAATTTACACAGGAGACAACGTTAAGTTTGATGTTGGTACCTTAGAAATTAGCTTCAAATAAACAAGGTAGTCTCCGATGATTCTGAATAAGCTAAAGCTTGTAGAAAATATAACAAGAGATATAGTCGATAACTCAACCGGCTTAGTATCTCCGCGAGATGTCAGGCAAAACATGCTTGACCTCGCTGATTCTGTACACTTACTTACCGCCGACCACAACCTATTTTCTAAAAACTTTGGTACGGTAGACACCAGAACAACACGGGCTGGCGATAAAGCTATTGGCAAGCTAGACTTGCCCGGATACAAAAGTATCGACAATACCGCCTTTGGCTATTCAGCCCTTATGGATATTTATACCGGGGCTAGAAACACAGCCGTTGGTTCACACGCACTAGGCTGTGCGCTATACGGGCACGACAACATTGGTATTGGTAACAGCGCTGTTGCAGGCGCTGTTTTTGGTTCTGGTAATGTAGGGGTTGGTAACTTCAGTTTGCATAGAGTTAAGGAAGGAAACCTTAACATTGCAATTGGTCACGGAGCTGGCTACTATATAAACCCAAATGACAGCTACAAGTTCTACCTCGGAAGTCACGACGTAAACAGTCAGTCTGTATGTGATAACCCTCTTGGTTCAGGACTGATACCCCTTCTTCACGGCGACTTGATCAGGCTGAAATTAGGGGTTGCTGTAAGCGGTCTAGACGACTACGGCAAGCTACAGGTTGGTGGAGATATAACACCTTCTGGTAGTGACCAGTTCAATTTGGGTCACTCAGACAGGCGGTGGAGACATATCCTAGCCTCCCGATCACTTAACTATCCTTCCGGCAACGACTTCACTATCTCTAGATCAACATCTGCCGGAAACAAAGATGTGCTATTCTTAGGAAGCGGCGGAGCCATAGGCGTTGGCAATAATACGCCATCTGGAAATCACGGCATCATTACTTCCAGTGGAAGCATTGTCCCCTTATGGAATGATAACTTTCAGCTTGGACACCCAGACCTAAGATGGGGAGCTGGCTTCTTTAAATCCCTCCACGTCAGTGGCGCTTTAGATGTAACTGAATATAACTACAAAGAAATCAATAGTTGTATATACGAATGTAAGACTCTTTATTTAGCATCAAGTGGAGATCCGTGCTATTCAGGTGGTCCACCATGCGGATATCTCACAGACCAAGAGCTTGAAGGTGGAGGGTTAGTACTACAATCTAGCGGAACAGATGGTTCCGAGCAAGGGTTCTTCAGGAGAAACTACGAGTGGGTTTACAGATCTCCAGACCCAACCCTGAAATGTTTAGAGACCGACTCCCCTTATTCCAGATCATCTTGGAATAGTAACATTAGCATTCATGTTGCTTCAGGTTCACACGTAAGAACTGACAGGGTGACGGGATATGACACACTAGCCCTCATTAACCAAAACGGTTGTTACGGCTGGTTCATCCAGAGAGATGATGATATCATTAGGACTGGCGATCTTGGCCAGAATGAGATACAGAAGATTACAATCAACGCTACGGGTGGCACGTTTACGCTAACATATAGTGGGCAAACTACATCTGCTATCGCTTTTGATGCCTCTTCATCTGACGTACAGTCAGCACTGGAAGCCCTGTCAAACCTAGAAGTGGGTGATATTACAGTTACCGGAAATAACGGCGGTCCTTGGACTGTTACGTTTACTGGGACATTAGCGAAAACTAATGTTGCTCAGATTACCTGCAATGGCTCAAACCTAACTTTGGGCGGCACGGTAAACGAAAGCTCCAGAACATTCTTCGCTCATAGATACATCTCGCAAAGGGTTACCAATTTCGGTCCATATAACGATACCTTTGCTTACCACCGAACCGACTACTTCATCATTCGCTGTAACAATCCCGCCACCCAAGGAACCTTTAAACTTCGCATCCAAAGAGAAGATACCAGTGATATATTCACAACTGAGCCAATTCCGTTTGATGCTACAAGAGTAGACATTGCTGACGCTATTAATGATGCCATAAAAGCGCAGGGTATAACAGGGGTTACGGTACTTTCTAGCTACCCATATGATGCCTATCAAGGCGGCAACGCTAAGGACATCAGTACTAGAGTTGACACCATATCAGAGATACTTAACAGAAGCAGA